GCTTCGGCCTACTTCGACATCGAATACTACTGGCAGGGCGAGCTGATCTGCGACGCGCCGACCAGTGCCGTCCGCATCTCGGACTTGGCCGAGTCGTAGAAATTTGATTCGTCCAACCACTGAGGCATAACGAATGATTGCTCAAGCAGTCGCATGGAAAGCACCACTGGTGCTGACCTTCTCAGCAGGGCCGAACGCGGCCCTGCTCACGCTCCCGAACGTCGGGCTGTGGGTCGCGGACTCGAATTGCGAAATCGTGTTCGCCAGCGAGATCCATGAAACGCTCGGCACGGATGGTTCGGCGGTCACGGTCGATGTTGTGAAAGTGGCGGATGGTGCCGCGCTTTCGACAGGCACGTCGCTGTTGGCGTCCACGTTCAACCTGAAATCGACCATCAACACGCTCCAGAAGCGTTCGCTGAGTCCCGGCACGCTCGCCGCCGATCGCTCGATCCTGACTGGTCAGCGCATCGGGTTGAAATTCTCAGGCACGATGACTGCCGTTACCGGCGTCAACATCGTCGTCGTCCTGAACCGTCTGAACCGTCCGGTCTGGTAAGGGAGAGAATTTCGATATGGCTAACCTACTCGCATATGGGCACCGGAACCGAGCGCCCTATCTGGATCAGAGCCAGATTCCGGCCCTCGAAGCGGGCATTCTGAAGGCGGTTCAGTTCGGCAACGACTGGTACGTCAACAGCGCGGCGGCGTCAGGCGGTGACGGTGCGACTCCGCAGAGCGCGAAGACGACCCTCGCGGCGGCACTCGCCATTGCGCTGGCCGGCGACCGCATCTTCATCGCCCCTGGTCACGCCGAGACGATCTCTGCGGCGGGCGGCATCACCTGGTCGCAGAGCGGCATCACCGTCATCGGATTGGGCAACGGCTCCAACCGTCCGACCTTCACCTGGTCCGGCACTGCCGCGACGATGGCGATCAGCGGCAGCAACAACACCCTGTCGAACGTGCGCTGCACGGTGTCGATCGACGAAGTGGTGTCGATGTTCAACATCACCGGCTCGAACGTGGTGCTCGACCGCGTGGACTTCTTTGAAACCACGTCGGTGCAGGCGATTCAGTTCGCCGCGTTCACCACGGGCACCGATTGCGCCGTCCAGAACTGCACGCACTATCAGGCGACCGCCGCCGGCTCCGCGCAGCAGTGGATCGCCGCGACGAGCAACACGCGGTTCCGCTTGAGCGGCAACAAGATGTTCCTCGCGTTGCAGGATGGCGCGACGAGCTGTGTGTTCCGCTTCGTGACCTGCACGAACATTCTCGTCGAGAACAACACGGTCAAGATGACCGGGTTCTCCGCGAACCTGTTGAGCGTGACGCTGGCGTTGAACACCACGACCGGCATGTCCTGCTACAACAACTACGGCGCGGACGTGGCAGTGGTCACGACCATCAACGACCTGCCTGGCGTGCGCCACATCCAGACGTTCGCCACCCTCTTGGTGGACAAGAACGGCATCCTCGATCCCGTCGTCTAAGGATCGACTGTCTGATACGAACGCGGGGCTGGCTACAACGGCCACGCCCCGCGTTTCGTATTTCAACCCGTATCGTGAAACGAGAACAATCACATGGCTGTCGCTGTTGAAATCTTTGAACCCGCGAAATACTCGATCGAAGAATTGCAGTTCATGCGCGAGCACTTGGGCGAGAGTCCGAACGTCGCGCTGCACGGCAAGGTGCCGCCCGGTGTCAACCCGGTGGCGATCAGGGACGCGCTCGGTCGATTCTCGGAACTCGACGAACTCAGCCGCGTGCGCGGCGTTGCGTGGGCCGGCTACGAGCCGATCAAGGATTCCATCGACCGCTTCATCGCGTTCCAAGAGAAGTGCATCGAAGGTCAGTCGTACGGCGAACCGCGCCATCCATCCAGCATGACGTGGGACTCGCAGGGCGCGGTCAGTCGCGGCGGCGTAGGCTCCGACAACTCGGAGATGGTGCGGACGGAGCTGCTGCCAGGCGGCGAGCGCCGTCCCTTCGGCGTGAAGCTGATCGACACGAAAAAGCGCACGTCGATGTGGGGTCAGAAGACCGTCACGAACACCACGGACGACAAGATCGCCTACAACGGCGATGGCACCTACACCTGTACGATCTGCGCGAAGGTCGTCGCGTCGTTCGACGTGGACAAGGGCACTCGCGCTCGTAACAAGGCGAAGAAGCTCGTTCGCGATCACTGCCTGAAAGCGACGAAAGAGCAGTCGCGTCACCGCGCCATCCTGAACGTGCCCGTCGAATAGGCCCATGAAACTCGGCCCGAACGGTCAACCGTTTCGCACCCCCGTTGTCACGCCATCCGGCGAGCTGCCGGATCAGGCGATGGACTTCTATTGGCACCCGGATCGCGATGGCGTGGAAGCCGCGCCGGACGAATTCATGCGCGATCTTCGCATGGTCGATCACTACGACCGCGTGCGCGTGGTGCGTCCACCTGAAGGCGCTCCGCTGGTCTATCCGCGTGCGTACCTCGTCTGGTACCGAAAGCCGTCTGTGCTGCACTACCTATCGCCGGGATGGTTACTGTTGCGCGACTGGCGCGACAGCAAGGGCGAACCGCTGCCGCTGGATGGCCGCGTGTTCTCCTACCTCTACTCTGTGAGCGCCGAAGCGTTCGGCGGCGGTCGTCGCTACTTCGAGCATTGCGTCGAAGAAATGAACCGGGACAAGGCGAAGAAAGAGAAAGTGCATCGCCAGGGCAACCACGATCGCGTGGAAGACTACCGGCAGTTCACGCAGGTGAAAAACATCGGCAGCGGAAATAAGTTCTCGCTGCATCACGACGGCACCGTCATCCCGTCGCGTGGGCAGGCGAACTGGCTGGCCGAGCGCAAGCAACGGATGCAGCCAGGCGAAGTCACCGCTGGTCAACGCCGCGAACGTGAGGCGAGAGCGTCGTGACCGTCGCCACCATCATGGGCAAGATGCAGGTGTTCGACAACGAACTCGACACGGCAGTCGGGGGCGCGGACGAGACACGTTGCATCACGGCCCTTGATATGGCGCAGGATGCCTTTGAAGCGATCCTCGCGAATCAGCCGGATACGCTCGGAACCATCTCCACGATTACGACCACGGCCAATCAGGAATACACGACGTGGCCCACATCGCTGTTGCGTCTCGACACGCTGTGGATGATGAATACCCAAGTTACGCCGAACGTGCCGGCGTGGGAAGTCCGCATCATTCAGGACGTGGGCGGTCAGTCGTACGCCGCGCCAGTGCCGTGGCTGTCGGGCATCATCGGATACACGCCGCAAGGATTCGGAGCGCCGACACAGGCGTACACGAACCGGCAATACCTGTTCTGGAGTCCGATCCCCGATCAGGTCTACACGCTGCGAGCCTACGGGCTGGTCGCGAAGACCGATCTCACCACGCGGACGCAGACGTTTGAGTATCCCGATCAAGTCGCGACTCCGATGGCCGCAGTCGCCGTCGAATACCTCAAGATCGGCATCGACGACCCGAGCGACACCGTTGAAAAGCTCGCGACCAGACTGTACGCGCCCGTGATCGGCATGTTGCGGAAGCCGACCCGTCAGCGGCCACAGAGCCGTCAATATTCACGGATACACACGACATGAGCGCACTGAAAGTCACCAACCTGCTCACGAACGTTCTGACGGGAAGCGGTGCGGCGACTCCGCTGAACGGGTCGTCTCACTTCGCCGTATTCGTTAAGTGGCCGACCGGCACGTCCGCAGGCAGCGTCATTCTGGAATGCGCGTCAGACGCGAACTACGCCGGCACCTGGTCGAACTTGACCACGCTCACCTGGGCGGCGGCGAACAGTCAGGACTCGTGGCGCGGCACAGGGCCGTTCGGGGCCATCCGCGCTCGCATCGGCACGACCGTTGTGTCAACAGCCGATGGCGTCTCCGTCGATATGTGGGAGAACTGACGTGAAGCGCATCCTCATCGCGATTCTGTTCGCGCTCGCGGTCAGCCCCGCGTACGCGCAGCAATGGGATCAGGTCAACGGCTCGATGCAGGTCAAGAGCGGCCCTACGGCTCCGCTCGTCATCATCGACCAGACGGCATCGGGGCAGAAGATTCTCAGCCTTCGCGCCAACGGCACGGAAAAGTGTTGCGCGGACGCATCTGGCAATCTGAATTGCGCTGGCACGTTCACGTTGACCGGCCAGATGATCGGCACTCTCGACACGGATTGCTCCGCGCCGTCCTATAGCGGTGCAGCGAAACTGACGACCGGATTCGCGGTCAGAACCGCGCCGTCAGCGGTGACGTGCGTCGGCGGATCGCTGGCGGTCACGACTTCAGCGACTCAGCACTTGCTCGCGGACACGTTGGCGTTGGCATGGTCGGACGTGTCGCTGTCGCGTGGTGCCGCAGACGTGCTGGCGCTCGCCACGGGCGATAGCTTCAACCTCGTAGGTGGTGGCGGCTCAATGCGGGTGGCGAACGTCATCTACGCATCCTCGACCGCGATTACTGTGACCTCGGCTGGCACGTCACCGAGCATCACGACGAACGGAAGCATCACGGGCCGCGTCAACGTCGGCACGGGCGGCACGGCGACGACGATCGTGCTCGCTATGCCCACGGCCACGACGGGCTGGAATTGCTATTCCAACAACATCACGGCAGCAGCGGCGAACCGCGCCAATTTACACATGGTGCAGCAGTCGTCCACGACCACAGCAGCGACGTTGCAGTGGCAGACCGTCTCCACGGGTGCGGCAACTGCGTTCGTGGCGTCAGATATCGTCTCGTACATCTGCTTCGCCTATTGAGGCTGTATGGGTAAAGTCTGGAACGGCGTTTCGTACAACGAAGACTGGGTGCCCATCGATGCGATGGGTGTCGCGCAAGGCCCGAAAGATTGGGCCGCAAATGCGGCGTACGCCGCCGCGAACAACACTCAGAATCCGTACACGAACGAAGCCGGGGCCAGCCCGTACGACAAGAGCGGATTGACGCCAGGCAACGAAGCGGGCAGCACGCTCCCTCGCGTAAACGGCACCGCGTCAAAGACGCCGGCCTACATGCTGAATGGCAGCTATGCTCCGTTGTCTCAGTTGCAGTCGATCGGAAGAAGCGCAACGCCAGCCGCCGCGTCCGCTGATTCGTCTCTACACTGGAGCGGACAGAATGGATTCGAGCCGTGGCTGACGACGCAGCCACAGACGACGTATCAATCGCAAGCGCAGACACCCGTGCAGTCGTCCGGGAGTGGAGCGCGAGCGTCGCAGCAGTCCGAGCCGTACGATTACGTCGCCGCCGCGAATGAGGCGTTTCCCGTTCAAGCGCCGGAAGGCCCGCGCAGGCGTATCGCACCGATTCAGGACGAATCGGTCGATCAACTCGCGGGAGATGATGAACTGTCGAAGCTCCTGCAACTGTTAGAGTCAGGCGTCGTTCTGTAAGACCCGTGTTCGACTCGCACTGTCCCTGTCTTCCTTAAGGGGGAAGTCGCTCCATGTCCGTCACGGTTCTCAATACCACGGCGAGTCTCAGCGGTAAGACGCTGCTCAAGGCTGAAGACTCCCAAACCATCACCGGCCAGAAGACCTTCGACCTCGGGGCGTCGTCTCCGTTTCTCGTCGTCTCAGGTGCGGCGAAAGTCGCGAACCTTGACGCAGATTTACTCGACGGTCAGGAGGGCACCTACTACACGAACGCATCAAACCTCGCGTCAGGCACCGTGCCGACAGCAAGACTCGGCAGCGGCACCGCGAACATCGGAACAGCATTGCGCGGTGATTCGACGTGGGGTGTGGTTACTCCACTGAGCGCCGTGTGTGGGCGTCTCACGCTCACGACAGCCACCCCGGTCACGGTCACGGATGTCACAGCAGCAGGCACGCTGTATTACGCGCTGTATGTTGGGAATCGGATTGCGCTCTACAACGCGACAACGTGGGTGTTGATGGAGATCGCGCAACTGTCGATCTCGGTTCCAGCCGCCGCGAACCAGATGTACGACGCCTTTGTTGACTACAACAGCGGAACGCCAGCGTTGACTCTTACTGCGTGGACAAACGACACGAACCGCGCCACTGCCTTAACGACCCAGAATGGCGTCTTGGTGCTCACCGGCTCCACTGGAAAGCGGTATGTCGGCAGCGTTCGCACCGTCACCGCATCACAGCTCAACGACACGGAACGTCTCCGTCACGTGTACAACTACTACAATGCGGTGCCGTCCGTCATTCGGCGCTTCGAGTCAGGTTCGTGGACGTACACCACAGCGACGATCCGGCAGGCCAACAACTCGACGACCAATCAGGTAGAAGTGGTGCAGGGGGTCGCAGAGCGGGCATTGGCGCTCGACCTTAAAGCCGTGTTCAGCAACACCAGTGCTGGCGTCGGTGCCAGCGTCGGGATCGGCCAGAACACCACGTCGGCATACACGTCAACAGGCCTGCTATCTGGCATGGCGTCGATCAACGTGGGCTACAACACTCCAGTCTCCGCATCGATCAATGTGGTGCCAGCGGTCGGCTACAGTTATTTCTCGTGGAATGAGTATTCGTCGGCATCCGGTACCGCGACGTGGTACGGGGCGTCGGCCAACTTCATTCAGAGTGGATTGATGGGGACATGGTGGCGATGATTCCAGAACGACTCGATCAGCAGATCAAGGCCGCAGGCGTCGCCATTGACGGCGTGTCGATTGGCGACCCATCTAACAAGGCGACGTGGCGCGTGAGTCCGTCGAATCTGCAAGCCGCCGCGCAGCCTGTGATCGACGCCTATGCCGATCCCACTACGACTGTCCTGTTCGATGAGCAAGCCCAACGCGAGACGAACGAAAAGAAACTGCAAGCCGTCGCGCTGGCCCTCTGGGAGTGCATTCCGGCGCCGACGATGACGAAGGCGCAGTTGAAAAACCGAATCATCGCGATTTACAAAACGCTATGAGCAGCGTCCCTCTCAGTATCCAGTTGATCGACTCCTTCGCGGGGTCGCAGCAGGGCATTCACTCGATCATCATGCCTGACATCTTCTCGTCAGGCGGGTCGATCAATGTCTACATGGATAAGTACGCCCGCGTGCGACGGATTCTCGGCTACCAGGCGCAGGGCGCAGCGGTCACGACGCAGGGCGGCGGCTCGGCCACGCGCATTCGGAACCTGTTCCCATACCGCAACACGTCAGGCGGATCGTTCGTACGTCAGATGATCGGTTCGTTCGATGACGCAACGAACGAATACGAACTCTGGTATTCCACGAACGAAGGCGTGTCGTGGACGTTCATCCAAGACTTCGGCGCAGGGTCGATCAACTCGATCTGCTCGTTCGCGCAGTTCGGCACGGAGCTGTACATCGCCAATGGTGTCGTCGCTCCGCGCATGTGGAACGGCACGTCGATTGTCACGGCAGGCTCGACTCAGCAGGCGGCTCCTACGACCTCCGCGAGCGGCACGGGCGTCTTGTACGGCTCCTACAAGGTCAAGATTGTTCCGCGCAAGTCGGACGGCACGCGCAAGGCCGGATCGCTCACGTCAACCGCGTTGTCGCTGGAAGGCGATGCGATGCTGGTGACGTGGGTCGCAGACTCGGACGTGACGGTCGTCGGCTATGAAGAATACCGAACGACCGGCACGGGTGATGTCTTCTACTTCTCGAACTATATCGACGGTCGGCTGGTCGTGACGGTGACGGACAACAACGAAGACCTGTTGATTCTGGAAAACCGCACCCTCGAAGAACACGGAGACGCCCCGCCCACGGCCTACCTCTGCACCGCGCACAAGCAGCGCATGTGGTGGCTCCGCACGGACGCGAACCCGCAGCGCGGCACATACTCGGACGCGGGCGATCCCGATTCCGTCTACGCCGACAACTACATCGAATTTCAGGACGCCGAGACGCAGGGCGATCTCATCACGGGCGCAGTCGGGAACTTTGAAGGCATGCTCGCCGTCTTCGAGGAACGCTCCATCTGGACGATCTCAGGCACGGGACAGATCATCGGCAATACGACCGACTTCAACCGGACGCGCACGAACGCGCAGACCGGCGCAGTCAGCAACCGCGCCATCGTGCGACTGCCGGCTGGCGCTCGTTACACCGATCAAACCGGCAAGACGCAGACCACGGCCACGGTCACACTGGCGTACTTCACGCCGCTGAAAGACATCCGCCTGTTCGATGGCGACAACGACATCATCATCTCGCACCCGATGAGCGAGTTGACGGCGACGTTGAACTACGGGTCGCGCCAGAAGACGCACGCGCTCCACGACACGACGCGCAATGAAGTGGTCTGGATGTTCGCGGCAGACTCAGCGACCGAGCCATCGACAGCGGTCGTCTGGAACTATCGGTGGGGGGTCTGGTACGAGCGCGAATGGACATTCTCCAGCGCCGTGCAGTTGGAGACTTCGACTGAGGCGGCGGTGCTGATCGGTGGCTCGTCCTCGCTGACGGCGGGCGGCATCGCCTACGAGCTGTGGAACTCGAACACGTTCAACGGAGTCGGGTTCGACGCGCAATGGTGCACTAAGACACTCTACGGTGTATCCGATCAGGGGCAACCTGTTCCGGCGTACCAAAAGCGATTCCGTTGGGCTGACCTCCTCTTTAAGACGAACCAGGACGTTGACATCACCGTCGAATGGTTGGAGGGAGATGCGCCGAACAATGCCGACGCGATTGGCAGCGTCACGATCTCGCCAGGCACGGATGCGCTAGCATCGGCAGACGGCGACGAGGTTCTCACATTCAACGGAGACACAATCAACGTCGCGCTAGAAACCTCGCAGATGAGAGCACGGTTCGCAGACATCAACGGTCGTTACGTTCACGACTCCGGTATTAGGCTCAGGATTGGTGACGCCTTGAGTACTGGGTCATGGGCTGTCGAAGCACTCACGTTGGCTTACCAGATACTACCCGGTCTTCAGCGGAGGCGCGGTGCCAGCCTTAATCCTTAGCATGGTGCTTCAACCAAGGCGTCTTGAATTTCCGACGATTTTTCATCTGTTCGGAGCGCGTGGCCCATCGGCAGTTATCCGGAGAATATCCGAGGTCGTTGTTGATGCGATCAAGGCTCAATTCAGGGGATGGTCTTCGTCCCATGTCGGCCAGGAAATTCTCGTACGAGTGTCGCCATCGGTCGCACACGCCGATGCCGCGACCGGAGTAGTGTTTCGCGGCTGGAAGGCGCAGGTTGTAGCAGCGCGTGAGCATATTGGCCCATGCCCGAAATTCAGCCGAAGCGCAATCGCGATGCTTCCCTCTAATCGCGGATACGGTGTCGCGCTGGAGGCACCCGCAACTACGGGAGTGTCCCTTGCGAAGATCGGAGCCGTTGTATGTCTTGACGTTGCCGCAGTCGCACCGGCACCACCACATCGCCAGCGTCCCATTTCTCCGTCTCGACATACGCAGAACAGCGAGACGCCCGAAGCGCAATCCGGTCATGTCCTTGATTTGGCCCATGCGTTATTGTCTGCGAAAGTAGCATATTAGTCCAGTGGCGAATCAGCTCACGATCGACTCGCCGGAATTTGACTACATCTACCGCGAAGCGGGTCGAGCCACGCGGGACGGCATTCAATCGCTGTGGCTGGTGGCGAATGATGAAGCGGCGTCACGGCGAGCCGGGGTGCGCGAAGCGATCGAGCGGATGTGCCCGAAAGAGATCATCCAGTCACCCACGGTCAGTCAGAACGACTACGACACGAAGCTCTCGACCGTGCTGCGATTCGACGGTTCCACCGCGATCAATGTCACGGGATTCCAGGCGCGGACTGAGCCGACGATCCTGTTTCTTTTCGTGCTTGGGTCTGCGACAATCACGTTGAAAAACGAGAGCGCGTCGAGCATTGACCGGAACCGCATTCTGACCTTCAGCGGGGCTGACCTCGCGATTGCTCAGGGCAAGTCGGTCATGCTGATGTACTTGAACACGAGATGGCGGGAGATCAAATGGGCGTAGCGTGCGAGTACTGCGGGCAGTCGGACGGGCACAGCTTTCTCTGCCCATTGACCTTCATCTTGGGTGACGAGAACCGTAAGGTGGCGTTCGACATGGGCGTGCCCGTCTCCACGTCGGACTGGATCGACGCATGGCTGAAAGCCTCTCAAGGCCAGTCCATCGAGACATTGCGCGAGACGTTGACCGAACTGTTTACCCTGCATCACCGACACGTTGATCGCATCACCGAACGTCGCGTGAAACACGAACTCGGGAAGGAATAGATCATGGCGAGACGACGCGGCGAAGACGGTATGCCGATTGACGACATGGAAAACGGATTCCAGGGCGGCGGCTTCATGGGTGGGCTTGAAGGTCTGCTCGGTGGAGGCGAACCGTCTCCGGCAGAGGGGATCGGGGCCGTGAAAGAGCCGACGCTGGACGAAGGCGTCAACATGACCGGAAACGGACTACCGACTCAGGAAGGCGGTTCTGTCGGAAGCACGACCACGGCGCGAGAGATGGGGCCGAAGTCACCGAACACGTTCGGTCTTCCGCAGGGTGTCTCCGTGAACGATTCGCAATCAGACGATGCAGGTCAATCCCACTGGTCACACGTCCCCGAGATGCCGAGCGAACCGACACCGATGTCGAGCCAGTCCGTGATCCCGCAGATGGGCGGTGGTGCAGGGCAGGCCGCACAGCCGCCAATGATGGCCTCCGGGGAAGGCCCGCAGCGGCGGTCCCAGTCCAGCCCCGCGATCTTCTCTGAGCAGCGCGGGTCGCAGCTATTCGGTCGAGCCGATGGCCTGCTCGGGGGCGGCAAGGGTTACGCGGGAGCGCAGGAAGCCTCTGGCCCACTGGAACCCACGGAAATGTTCAAGAAACTACTCCAGATGTTCGGTCGTCAGTAGGTTGACGCAAGCACTAGGGTAGGCGCATAATTCGGTGCATCCCATGAGTCCTCGCAGTGCAGCCGGTATCCGGCGTGGTGTACAGCATCGGTTCGTGACGCCAGTCGCGGCTACTGCGCCTGACATTGCGCCGACGCCGGCCACGGCCACGCCGTTGATGTTCGCGCCGAAGCCAGCCGCCCCACCCGTGCGCTCCACCGAGTTGAGCGCCGTCACGGTCGAAGACCTCGATCAGTTGTGGGATTGGGCGCGGTCAGATCGCGAAGGCGTCTCATCGTTCCTGAACGCGCACTACCCGAACTCGCAAGCGTTTTTCAATCGCATGGCGGCGGTGCTTGCGGACGAGCAGAATGGCACCGCGTATCTGCGCTCGGTGCGTGACGCGAACGCGCTGGTCGGGTTCGTGATGTTCTCGCCCATCGTCCAGAAGTCCGCAACGGTGCACCTGTATCTCACGCCGAACACGCCGACGAAGGTGTTGAACGACGTGATCGATCAGTTACCCCGAGACATGGGGTTGATGCTGGTGGCTCCCACCGATGAATTCGCCGCGAAGTTCGCAGACTACGGCTTTCAATCCAAGATCGTGCTGACCCGTCCTGCAAGTGCATCGACGGGAGACAGCCGTGCCGATTGATCCGGGAACCGCACTACTCATCGCCCAACTCGGCGGCTCACTCCTAAACGGTATTTTCGGCGGCTCCGACTCCGGGGAGCGCAAGTCATTCGAGGGTAAAGGTTCGATCAGCCCCGAAGCGATGATGCGCTCCAATCAGGCGTTGCTCGGCAACTTCGGTAAAGCCCTGACGGATCGGATGAACACGCCCGTCTCATTGCCGTCTGCGTACGCACAGCAACCTGGCGTCTACACGGGCGGCGGGATGCCGTTCCCGATCGGGCTGGTGGCGACCGATCCCGCGCTCAAGAATCCGTCGCTGCTGAATCGTCCCGGCATGGGCGAATTCGCGAACGTGATGTCGGGATTGAATCTCGGTGATCCGGGCGGTCAGCCGACGTACCCGAGTCTGTCGAACCCTCCCGGATCAACCACGACGCCGTTCGACTCGTTCATCCCCGGTAACAACATCGACCCGGATGGGCCGCTCGGCCCGGATGCGCCACTCGGTGATGCGTTTGACAACTTCTTTCAGACGCCGTTCGATCAGCGAACGCCTGAGAATCGTCAAGGCACCACGGACGGCACCGAACCGCAGCGCGGCAATCAAGCGGAGGCGCGAGCGCCGGAAGGCCCACGCCGCCGCATCTACCGAGAGGGCGACGCCGGCGATTACGGCCAGCTCGTTCGCGCTGAAGACCTCGGACTCTCGACCGATCAGAATCCCGGTGACGACCTCAAGAAAGCGATGGGCGCGGTCGATCTGTTGATGCACGCGTACGGCGGTCGATGATGGCGCAGCGCCGATCTGTCTTCAACGCCATGATGCCCGCGTCGATGTTGACACCGAAGGGCGGCTCGCAAACGATGCACGGTGATCCCGATGGTGACAACGATCAGTCGATGGAGATGAGCGAGTCTCCCGACACGTTCCGTCGTCGCACGACTCCGATCGTCGGTCAGGTCGAGAAGCGCCCCACGACGTTGCAGGAAGTGCTCGCCATGTTGAACGGAGGCCAGTAGTGGCCGTGCGACGCGAAGCTATTCAAGGGTTCTACCGCGACCTGCTCGGACGCGAAGGCTCAGACGGGGAAGTCTCCGGGTGGGAGAATGCGCCTGACGAGAACTCCGTACGAGCCATGTTTATGTCGTCGCCAGAATACACGTCGCAGCACGGCGGAACGGCTGGCTGGCAGGACATCGGCGGCGTCATCACGCCTAACGCTCCACCGAGTGCCCCTCCACCTACCGATGGAGGCGGCTACCAGGTGCAGGGCGGCGGTGGTTCCAACTACGGCACGATGCCGATTGGTGGGGGCAACACCGTCATTGGTGGTGGTGACAATAGCGGCACGAAGAACGCGCTGAATCCATCGCAGCAACAGATCGCGGACTTGTACACGCGCTACTTGGGTCGGTCAGCATCGGCTGACGAGATCGACAAGTGGCTGTCAGGCGCGTACGGGTGGGGCAGTGCGAACAACGTCGCTGGCATCGAGCGCGGCATCAGCATGTCGGACGAAGCGGCCCGCAATCGAGCTGCTAATCCGCAGACCACGATCGCGCCGTACACGGGATTCAGCACGTCAGGTAACGATTACTCCGCGTTCAATACCGGCAGACAGCAAGACCCGCAAAAGAGCGCAAAGGACGCATTTGTCTACCTGACGAACAAAGCGCCCGCGCCTCCGATGGGAAGCAAGGCGCAGCTCGCGAACTGGTTCAACACGTACATCCGTCCCGGCATGGACGCCCTCGGCCATAAGGTGTTATCGGTCGGAGAGGATAGCTTCACCTACACGAACGGTGAAGGCACATTCACAGTGGACTACGCGCAGAACGCTGGTGCGACTCCCGGTTCGATGTTGCAGCGGTTACAGTGGGGCGCGACTCCAGCCGACGATGCGACCCGCGCTCGCTACGCCGGCAGCGGCACGACATCCACGACCGGGGCCACGCGCACGGGCGCAGGCACGTCAGGGGCAGGTTCGACCGTGGGTGACGTGCGGGCGTTGTATCAGTCGCTCGGTCAGCAGTACGGTGGTCCCGGCAACGCGGGCATCAACAACGGCGACTTACAGCAGGTCGGGCAAGACCCGCTGTCGCAGCTCATTACGGGTGCGCTCGCGAACTTCCTCGGCTCCGAAGGCAGCACGTCATTCGGTGGCACGGTGCAGGATGCGCTTGCGGGCTTGCTGAATCGCGGCGGTGCGCTCGACGATGGTCAAGTCGCTCGACGGTATGAGTCAGCGCGTGAACTGCTCGACAAGGGCCGTCGCACGATGATTAACGACATGCGCGGCGATCTCGCGAGCCGGAACCTGTTGAGCGAACCTGGTATCCCGCAAGGCTCGGAGATCGGCGGCATTCAGCGCATCACGGAAAAGCTCGCGCCGGAATTCTCGCGGGCATTGCGCGACATCTATTCGGACGAAGCGGCGAAGTCAGACGCGAGGTTGATGACTTCGTTGCAACTGGCGACTGGATTCTCGACCGATCAAGCTCGGAACCTGCTCGCGGGTATCGGTGAAGGCACCGCCCGTCAGACCGCGCTCAGTGACCTCGCGTTGCGCTCACTCCAGACCAATATGGCGTGGTCACAGTTCCTCGCGGAATTCGGCTTGAAGCGCGATCAGGTGATGTACGACATGCAGAGCGGCCAGATCGATCAGTATCTCCCGCTCTTGCAAGCGTTCCTGCAACTCGGCGGCATGTCGAATAGCGGGTATGTCTAAATGGCGAAACGTCGCATGAACGTGATGGGCTACGGCTCGGCTCCGATCCCGAAAGGGCCGAGTGGGGGATTCCCGCTACCGCCACCGCCTGACGGTAATCCGCCCGTGCGTCTGCCGATTGGCGGGGCGCGTCGTCCCGATCCGCCGATGCCGATGGGGTCACAGCCGGGGCCGATGCAGGACACGACGAACGAGTCCGATCAGCAGATGTTACAGATGTTGAAAATGCTCGGCGCTCGACAGGATCAAGAGTAGATGGCGAGACGACGGATGCGTGATCGCGTGCTGGCCGGCATTGGTCAGGGGTTGCAGGATACCTCTGGCCTGTTGATGCGTACGCTGTTGCAAGATCGGCAACAGAAGCGCATTGACGATCGTGCGCTCGCGGGTCAGCAAGCCATCCTCAGCCGACAGTCAGACATGGCCGACATGCAGGCGTTGAATTCGCTGATTACGGAAGCCGCGAAGACGGGCGATGTCGATCCGTCCGCGATCCGCGAGCTGGCGCGGCTGCAAGGGCGCAATGTCCCGGATAACGCCTTCGAGAGCATCAACCCGCTACCACGTCGTCTCGAAAACTCTCTCGGTAAGGCGTTGATGGACGCGGATACTCCCGAGAAAGTGCCGACCGACCTCGACGTGGCGAATGTCGGGCGTCGTCGCGGAGGCGCACTGCCAGAAGACTGGTCAGCCGGAATGATTCCCGCAGACTCCGCAACAGGTGATGGGTCTGCCGATCCGTTCCAGAATCTCGACTCGCGAGTCAAGGACTTCGCAGACCGAGCAGGCGCACGCCGTCGAGCGTTGATGGACAAGCCGGAACTGGTGGACTTCGTAGACCCCACAACCGGAGCGAAGGGCAAGAAGTCACTCTCGCTCTACGATCCGGTGCTGAAGAACGGTGGCATTTCGCTTGGGCCGACAGCGGCTCAAGAGGGCACGTTGTTGGGGAACAAGAAGTCCGCTGAACTCGAAGCGTCCGGTAAAGCACTCGCAGGTCAGGCAGGTCTGGAAGCTGGTGCCGTCGAGGACGCTAAGAATACTCCCGGTCGCGTGACGGCTCGCGTAAACGAAGCGGGGCGTAGGGCAGGCGCATCGAAGGTGGCGGAGATTAACGCGCAACTCGCGAATGCCTCAAAACTCATCGACTTTGAAACACAAAAGGCGATGGCCTCTATGCAGACCGTCGCGACTGAGAAGGAATACGGCGAGTGGGGTAAGCAGATTGCAGACGCGAAAGTGGCTGCCAGTACTGCGATGCCAGTTATCGGGCAACTACGAGCCTTGTGGTCAGACGCACAACCGGAGCTTGAGAGGCAGCTAAAGGCGAACCCGGACTGGCTGGTGCAACTGCGGCAAGGCTATGTTCCGCGCTCAATGCAACCGGAGTCTGTGCGTAAGTATCTCGACCTACTGGAGTCGGCTCGGCCTAGATTGGCTAGGGCGATGGGTAACGTCGGCAACTTTACTGAGCAGGAACAAGCTCGCGCCGGATTCATCGCGCCTGATTCGATCGACGCCGCCAATGGTGGTCGCACCGCAGAAGACAAGTTTACGCGACTTGAGAAATTGTTCATGGCCGCTCCATCTATCGCGCTGCGCCAAAAGCCAGGATCGAAGCCGATCACTGCGGAGGAAATGAACTCAATCGTCAATTCATGGAAGCCAGCGCAGTCAGGCGATATCAACCTGCCCGCACCGCCTGTGGATATCCTGATAACTCCGAACGGCATCCGACGACCGGGGGGTGGATAAGGTGCCGCAAGCGCAGGACACGATTCGCGTCGGGGTGGTTCCGTCAATGATCGGCGTTGATGGCACCGAACCGATTGTCGTCGAACTCCCACGGAGCACACACCCCGATCAGGTGTCAGGGCTGGCGATAGAGTTGGCGAGAAAGCAGCACGCGACTGAGAACGATCCAGCTCGTCGGATTGGGTTCAGTGTGGGCGATAAGTTTGCTGGCGTGGAATTGCCGCCAGGTTCGGGTGAAGCGGGCGCGGATATTCTCAGGGGTATTCCACAGGTCGCGGGCATGTTAGCGGCACTCGTCCCGCAAGGTCGTGGACTGAAAGCGGCGACGGCGATCCCGGCGATTATCGACGCCGTAATGCAGGCCGTCACGAAAGGGCCGTTAAACGTAGACCCCATGCAGTCGGCCACACAGGGCGCGATTGGCGCTGGTGCGCGGATGGTCGGCAAGGGCGCGGAGTGGGCTGGCGATCTTGGTGACTCGAAGATACTGAGATCGTTGCGTCTGAATCCATCGGAGACGACTGACGCCTCAATCACGATGTTACCCAAGCTCGCCAAAGAGGAAGGCGCAAGACTCACAAAGGCAAGCGAAGGTGCAATCCGCCGCAAAGCGCAACAGACCGGCGCGGGCGGCCTAGAGGAACTCGCAGATGCGATGGGCAAGTCCCGTCGCGGTGAAGCGGTCGCGCCATCTCGGGACTCTGGCTGGTTGAATGAAATCGTAATGAACTTCCTTCGTCGCCCGCATAGACAGATGGCAATGGGACAGGCGCTGTCAAACCCGTTCGGCGTGGACATGAAAAGCAAAATCGCCCCGCTACTGGAGCAGGCGATACGTGGCTCCGCAGCGCAGTACATGGGTGGTCAACCGGATGACGAGCCGCCGATGGAGACATCTCGCGGCCCACGTCGGCGCGGTCAGTAGGTAAAGAGGCTTGCATGAGAGCGGACGCGTGTCGTCGTCACTTTTATGGGAAGACAGTTAAGAAAGCGCGGTATCTGTCGAGGCGCTTGGGAGCGACGGTAGTGGTGTACGTCACTCCAGACGAAACCGGGCCGACGGGTGTGCGCTATTTTGCGTTACCTGAGAGCGAAGCTGTAATCGATAAAGGGGCGGTAGTGACCTATAAGGCGTATCCACCAGTTGTCTCTGGGGGCACCGCGTAAGGTCTATGGCGACTCGGATCAACGTCCGTGAGCTACGGGATAGTCTCGGCCTGAGTCGAGAGCAGTTCAGAAAGGCCATCGGCGCAAGCAATCGCACGGTGAGACGATGGGAAAACGGAGAGGCGGAACCGTCACAGATGGCCCTCAAGCGGCTCGCGGAAGTGCAGGATGAGCAGCCGCCGACCGGCCCTCGGCGTCGAGAATCGGTGTTGACATGATAGGAACTGCGCCCGCGTCCGTCTATCCCATAGAAGAATATCCGTCACCACGACTCGGGGTTGATGACGTGAGTCCAAGGGAAACAGCGCGAGTCACCGATGCCAGCCGATTAAGTTTTCCGCTGCAACTGGTGATCTCGATCGTGGTCGGGTGCGTGACCATCGTCGGCGGGCAGTTGGTGCTCGACCGTGGGCGCGGCGACGCGCAGTTGAAAATTCAGTCCGACGTGCGAGACATTCTCACGCGGATGGAATACGAATCGAAGATGAAGACGCTCTCGGACGACGCCTTAGAGCAGCGATTACGGGCGCTTGAAGCGAAGATCGAAACCGCAGGGTTGCGAAACGCGAACATGGTGTTCGCGCAGGAACTGCAAAAACAGAAACCGTAGGTGCCGCCATCGATCCCATCACATGCTGCTTGCTCGGTATCTGCTGCCCGCCGTTCTCGGCTGAACAGCAAGAGACGTTCAAGAAAGTCCTGACCGATCTGCTGAAGGACGAGAAGAAAGCCGCGCACATAGCGGAGAAACTCGCGCATGACCTCGGCAAGTTGAGCGCATCCATTCTCGCGCTCTCGAAAGAGCCGTGATGCGGATCGACTGGAACGCCGTCGCGAAAGTAGGTATACCAGGAGTGATCGCGTGCTTTCTGGTCTACAACCTCGCGCAAGGGTTTGATAAGTTCGATGCGCGTCTCCACGCCGTCGAAGTGCAGCATCAAACGATGGCGACGCATTCCGAGCGCACTGAAGACCTCATGGCGCGAACCTACATGGCGAATCAAAAGCTGTTGAATGTGGTGCGGCAACTGTGCGTGCAAGACGCGAAGACGCTGGCTGATCGGCGCGAGTGCCTGAAGGACTAAATGTATCCCTACCCTGACGAGCGTACATGGTGGCGCGAGTTTGACGAACAGATTCGGCAACGCTACGCGAAGGTCGGACGCGCATGGCCTGATCCGGGTGATCCCGACACGTTCGTCTGGAGAGGACGCACAGCATTCGATTTAAGGGACTTGTCACCGGATGCATCGGCAGCGAAGCACATCCGCGAGTGTGAAGACGAACTGGGGTTGACTCCGCAACCGCAACCTGGCGAACCCACACGCCGGCCACTTGTCGGGCCGCTCCGTATTCAAGACAAGATGTTCCGTGACGATTCGGGATGGCGTCGAGTGCTGTTCTGTTCGTGGTTCCCGGCGCTCCGCATCCTCCGCGACAACCCGCAAGAGTTTGAGCGCCAGATCAACGCAATCGCGGTGGCGGGCTATCAGGGCATCCGTGTCTTCCTCGCGGTCGGCGGCTGGTCTGAGTATTGGGACGGTCGAGAAGTCGCGCCGGTCGGATTCAGGAAGTGGTTCTTCACCGGCAACCATCTCCGCACGGACAAGTACGGCGTAGACATCGCAGCGTGGCCGGATTACGACGACCTGCTGAGAACCCTACTCAGGGCGTGCAAGGCTCGGAAGTTGCGCCTACACATCTCGTTCGGTGACATGCAGATCATCTGCCCGGACGGTCAACGAGAGATCGAGCTACATCGTCGATGCGCTCGCATCGCCGCAGACGAAGGCGGCGCGGACGTGATCGCCCTGTGGGAAGTCACGAACGAGTTCCCCTTGAACCGCTACGGTGGCGACAGCGCGGAGTCGATCGCGCAGATGGGGCGCGTGATCGCTGAAGTCAAGGCGATTCTCCCGAACGTGTTGACAGCGCAAGGCGCGATTCCCCAGAACGAAGAACCAGACAGTCTCCACAAGGCATCGACGCACGGCGACATTTGCGCGGTGCATGTTACCCGCGATCCGTTCATGGTCTGTATGAAGCACACCTACGGCATCGTCTATTGGGAAGGAAACTATCGAGCGTTCCCAAAAGCGTTCTGGGAAGGCGAACCGGCTGGCCCTGGTCAAGACTCGTACGCACGGCAGGACGACCCCGCTAACCTCACGGCGCTCTACTCAGCCCATGCGCTCAGCGGGCAAGCCAGTAACCGATTCCAAGGCGCAGCGGTGCGCTCGAATCAACCGCTCGAAAGCGAGTGGGGATTCACGGAGCTACCCAAGATTCTCGACATGCTGCCGGAAGATGTGGCGACATGGCAGCGCGAACATGCGCGGGGCGGTATTGAATACTGGACAAAGGACGGACGCTTTGCCGCGTTCACGATGAGCGAGTGGGATACGACGCCGCCGCGTGAAGTCGAGACATGGACATTGTTCTCCGGTGATCGCACGACCGGAGGCAAGGGCACCCCGCCGCGTGGGACGGGTTTACTGGTCGGAAACTTTCGCTAAGGAGAGACAGTCGTGATGAATCCTTTGGTATCAGCACTACTCGGTTCAGCCGTTCGGTGGGTTGTCACGTTCGCCGCCGCGCATGAAATCACCGTCAGCAACGACGCGGCGACTCAGATCGTCAGCGGTGCGTTCGCTGCCGCGATGCTCGCGTGGTCGTTCGTGCAAAAGAAGAATACCGACGACCGGATCAAGAAAGGCTACTAAGGCGGTGTCCAACCTCAACGGAACGCCGCAGACCTTCGCGGGTGTTGTGACTGCTGCCCCGCAGTCCGTCCACCTGTCGATCAAGGAACAAGTCGAGGCCGCGCTGCAAGGCGTCAAAGAGGGTCGCACGATGGCGATCCTGAACGTCAAGACCGGCTCAGGCCTGAATCTCGCCGTGGCCCACAAGTTCAACGATCAGTGGGAAGTCATCACCTACGTCGGTAAGTCCGGCTGGCAGAAACCCATTGAGGGCGGAGTGTCGGTAGCCTTCTCGCGATAGCCACTTGACAAGCTAAAGGCAATTCGCCTACAGTCTCCGTATGGCGAAAACGCAAGGCAAGAAATCGGCATCCAAGCCGACCCCAGAGAAAGTCACCTACACGCATCGGTCGATCAATCGTCAGTCGTGGGAACGGTTCCGCGCTCGGGCGAAAGACGAAGGCCACACCGCTGTCTGGTTGCTCGACCAGTTCATCGAGAAGTACGGCAACGGCGATAAGGTGTTCTAGTGCCGGATCGTCCGCTTATCCTGCGCCATCCGAAAGCCAAGCCTGAAGACGATCACTTCATGCTGGATCGGTGGACACCGGAAGCGATGCACGTCGTGGTCAGCAAGTATCGGGAAGTGAAGGATCGGGAAGGCCGCGTGATCGAGCGCATCTATCGTAGCTTCTGTCGGTGCGGCTGGCGGTCGATTGAATTCCACAAGGCCACTGAGGACATCTGTCCGGTGGGAGAAGCGTTACTCGAACGAGCGCGGCGACTGTCGCGGGGAGATCGCGTCACATGGTTAAGCACGTCAAGAGCAGGCGAGGATTCGCCGCAATGAATCCAGAAACGCAAAAGCGGATCGCGAGTCTCGGTGGCAAGGCCGCGCACAAGCAGGGCGTAGCGCACCAGTGGGACGCGAAGGCCGCAGCGGAGGCGGGACGCATCGGCGGTCGCGTGTCACGCGGTGGTCGCGGGCGACTGGTGCCGGTCGAGCCGGTGCTGCGCTCCAAGCATTACCCGCAGCCGTAAACGAGTTCGACGCCGCGCATGAGTTCCGACATGCGCCATTGACGCAAGGTGGATTGTGGCAGCGCCGGGGCCGTCGTTTCATTTGTGCATGGGCGACGGTAAAATGCCTCCGCGATCCGAATGCTCCTACGGTGCGAAGGGTGTACCTTCGGGCGTCATTTACTGAGTAACCTGTTCCTGTCGAAAGGGAAACCGTTGATCGATAAAACTGCCGTCCAAGTCGCGCTGGAAGCGAGTCAGCACCTCGAACTCGCAGCCTTTCATCTCTACCAAGCGACACAAGTTCAACATACAGAACCCCTCCCGTCATGGGACTCGGATGACGCGAAAGACATGCGCGTCGATGCGCGGTATCGTGCTGCCGGAGCGCATAAGCGATCACGCTCAGTCGCGAGAGCTGCCGTGGTCGAGCGCGTGGCCGTAGTGCTGGCCGTCGCGAATGGCGACATGTGGCCGAGCTGCGACAACCAGATTCACCGTGGGCTGTCAGTGGAAAGGCGAGCTGTCCTCGCGGCCATGCGCCGGCAACGGTATCGGCATCAAGCGCGGATCGTGTGCGCGGAAGTCTCTCGGTTCTACGAGATCGATCAGGACTCGCCAGGTGCGTTGGAGGCCATCGTGTTGAAAGCGCGGCAGCAGCAGGACGCCGACTCAAAGATCGTCTCGGCCTATCGGAGTCGTGTAGGACGTGGTGAAGTAGTGGCGATTGGAGAACGCGAATGAAGCAGCCGTATAATCCGCCAGCCTTCCCGTGGAATGGTCAGATGACGTGGGTGCCGGAAAAAGGCATGACGCTCCGCGATTACTTCGCGGCGAAGGCGCTACAGGGAGGACTCGCGGCCCGCGCCACTAATGCAGGCAATGCGGCCTTGTTCGCGGCAGAGTGCTACGCACTGGCCGACGCCATGTTAGCGGAGCGTGCGAAATGAAAGCTCTTACCGTCACGGCCCTCATTGAGCAGGCCAAGGGTCTACCGCCTGAGTCTCTTAAGGCGTTGATCGAGTACAACTCTCGGGTCTACATCGAGTGGGCTAAGGGGCAGTATCAGAAATCCTTCGCAAAGCTGCAACAGGCGCTCCCGATCATCGAAAAGAACGAGACGATCACGTTCAAAGACGGGCGTACTGGATCGTACGCACCGAACGATGAGATTCAGGAAATCGTGGGGCCGATCTGCCGCCAGTTCGGATTCACCCTGAGCTTCGCCACGACGTATCCGGCACCAGGCATGGTGAAGGTCACGGGCGAACTGGCGCACAAAGACGGCCACTCCAAGTTCTCCGAATACGAAGCTCGCGTGGACATGAGCGGCGGTAAGACGGACGCGCAAGGGCGCGGGTCGGTGATGTCTTACGGGCATCGGTACACAACCGTTGACCTGTTGAACCTGATCCAGCGCGGAGCGGACTCAGACGGTTCAGTAGACGTGCCACCAGAAGACACCACTCCGAAGCCGGAAGGCTATCGCGATTTCGAGAACTCGCTGCGCTCGGCGGCGATGGTAGGCATGATGGACTTGGGTCACGCCTGGTCGAACGGCACAAATGCTCTACGGACGGCTGTCCCGAACTCGCTATGGGTTGACCTGAAAGCCGTCGCGGAGGCGCGAGATGCCGTCCTCTAAGCCGTTCTCGGTCGTCAACTGCGAGCAACGCTCGGACGCATGGCGTCAATCCCGTGCCGGCGTCTTCACCGCGAGCAAAGCACACGATGCCTTTTGGAAAACACAAAAGGGCGAGTATCGCGCCGAACGCCGGAACTACCGGACACAGCTCGTCCTGGAACGAGTAACCGGCAAGCCGACCGAAGACGGTTATCAGTCGAAAGCCATGCTCGACGGCATCAAGCGCGAAGCACTGGCGCTCCGTCAGTACGAGAACATCCACGGCGTGTTAGTGCGCTCGGTGGGGTTCGTGCTGGATAACGAGATACCCGTGGGGTGTTCACCGGACGGCATGATCGGTGACTTCGAGGGATTGGTGCAGGCGAAGTGTCCGATGCAGGCGACGCACTTCGCGACCGTCGCTAGTCATAGAGCCGCGCAGTCAACGATCGCGGGAGAGGTCGGACTGGTTAGGGGTTGTATCGCGCCTGAATATCTCGCTCAGATTCGTCACGAACTGTTCGTCACGGGCGCGGCCTGGTGTGATTACTTCTCATTTCACCCTGACTTTCCAGAACCATTACGAAGTGTGACCATCCGGGTCACACGCGAAGACGCCGCGCTTGAACAGTACGCGCAAGACGTGCGAACCTTTCTGGATGAGGTAGAAGCCGAGTGCGAGAAGATCGCAGGATGGATGGCCGCATGAAACTCACCGTGGCAGAGATCGGCGTCGATGAGTACAAGAAAGCCGAGCGTGACCGCGCCTGGTTCCGGTCAACACCAGCAGCGGCCAAAGGCTATGCCCGTGAACGTGGGAACTACTGCCGCGAGCAGATGATGTACGCCACGCTCCCGGATGCCTTGGGGAATCTACAGCGAGACGCACACTTCTATCGGTTCCAGCAGGACGCGGTAATGTTCGCTCGAAATGCGTTTCGAGGATGGCGAGCCTATCGGCTCATGGTGGGCGAATGAATCTCTGCCGTTAAAATCGTGTCAAGCGTTAAGTTACCTACGCGCTCAATCACTTACGGGGATGGTGAAATGTGAGTCAATCACGCGCACGTAAGATAGCAGTTGCGGAGGCACAAGGGAAATACTCGTCCAGTCAGGACAACCGTGCCACTCCCATTAAGTCTTCTAAACCATTCTCGAAGTCATTGCGTGTGTTGACGTGCGCGGTGTGTCAGCGAACGATGGCGTTCGGAAAAGAATGCAGCATCGACGGTGAAATGAAAATGGTGTGCCGTCCATGTCGCGGCGAGTCCTAGCATGATCGAGAAGTTCAAAGACGGCGAGACGTTAGCCGAGTACCGTGAGCGACGCCGGAATGCTCGACGCATAGGCATCCAGAACGTCAAGACTGAGTTACGGGTGCGCGACGGCATCGGCTGTCGCTGGCCGGGCTGTGAATTCTGGAAACGCGGCTACGCTGTGCACGGCGTCCATCTGGAAGACATGGGCATGGGCGGTGATCCCAAGTTGATTCGGACGCAACGCTCGTCC